ACCTTGTTACGAAAGACCTACGCTTCAGCTACCTTTCGTTCTGCTTTAATTTTAACTTGTCTGTCTCTTGCCCATTTCATAGTGGTTGATGGAAAATCACCACTAATCGGATCAAGCAAAATACCCCGACAAGATACCACTCTCGTTGATTCCTGCTTGCAGATTTCACAGGGTACATTTTTGATGTCGTCATCTATGTACTTTTCAACTACGTGTCCGTCTGGACACCGAAAATCATAAATCTTTCTCATCAACCATGTTCTCAACTTGAGTTTCCAGTGAAGCAAGTGAGGTGAGAATATCCAACTGGCCTTTACGGAACCACAAATTCTCATTATCTGTCGTTGCTTCAACCGAATTTATAGCGGTTGCGTTCTGGGATAAATCATCCATTAACATCTGCCATCCTTTCGTCCGAAACATCTCGAACATGGCGTCAATGTATTTTTCGTTCTCTTTCTCCACAACCTTACAATATCATAATATCGAATAGATTAATTTTCTACCCTAACTTTCAATTCTTCAAGACCTAATTTCTTCTCGTCTATCAGTGTCTCGGCTATCTTGACCCTGCTTTCAAACTCGTCCTTTTCAATATCACCCTCTGCCCTTATTGAAGTAGCAATGGCTTTAAGTCTCTCATTCTCAAGGTCAATAGGAATAGCCTTAGTCTCTGTAGCAATCTTCTGCGCCCTTGCTTCTGACTCTGTAGCCTGACCATTAAGCGCATTGGTCTGGGATTGCTGGAAAGCCACCTGATTCTGGAGTTGCATCTGGGCCTGTTCCTGTGCCTGTGGGTCTGGTTCCATAGCCTGTTGAATTGTCTGGATCAACTGCTCTCTGTTTTGTAATTGCATATTGTCTACAATCGACTGAATCAACACCGGATACAGAGGGGATTCCTGACCCATAGTTTGTAGTAATTGTACAAGCTGGGTTACTTCATATTCTCTAGCGATAATGCCTAATGTCGAGGTCACTTCAAATACATAGTCGTTGACCGGATAGTGTTCAGGATCAAACTGCATATACCGACACGCAGCCGCTTTAACAAACGGAATCAGAAAGCTGTCCTGAAAATTAATCAGGGTACGCTTATGGCGTTTGATGATTGCACCTAGCGACATACTTATTCCTGCCGCTGTAGCTTCACCATTAATGGAACCTGGAACCCCTGCCGTATCAATCGCACCAGTGGCCTGTTGAACCATCCGTTGTAATGTTTCGGCTTGGGCAAATGTAATCTGTGACACCTGACCAAAATTAAACGGTTGCAACACTTCAGCCGGATTACCATTAGTCAGAACGATCTTTCCAGCCCTCACTTCTGGTCGCGCACCTCTTGGCATACGAGTAGCGTCCATAGCAATCATCGGGGCGTTGGTCAGCGCCAGTGCATCAATCCTTGCCCTGAGTTCTGCATCAAGGGCTTTCTGCGAGTTATAGCCTTTCTCACAGACTCCTCTTCCCCAGAACCTACCTGGAACTACATCCCACGGGAAGGCAATGATAGGTCTGTCTCCCATCATGTAGGGATTTTCCTGAGCCTTGAGAATAACGCTCTTGTTGGCTATGACAATACAGGCTTCAACGTAATAGTCCTGTTTGATTTCTACGTCTGCCTCTACTTCAATATCTTCTTCGGTAATTTCTTCTACACCGTCTTCTACCGTTTCTTCAATCTCTTCTTCAAACTCCTCGATGTCGATGTTTTCATCCATTTCCTTATCGAGTAAATAGCGTGGAACAAGGCCGTAATATTTAGTTAGCCTTACCTTGTGTCCTGGTTCATCCGAAAGATTTGGGTCGGCATCAAGACCACTATCACCGTAAGACTCTGTACCAACTTCCACATCACGATAGACCCCTTCTTCCTGAAGGATTTTAATACTATGGGGGGAGACATATTCGTCAACGATAACGCCGATTGCGTCATCAACACTTGTAGCTAGGGGATCAATTAAAAAGTTCTGGGGCAGGATAGGTTTTAACTTCACTACCATCCTTTCGGTTTCCATAACACCAATAGCTTGCATATTGCCGCCGGTTGGCTGGCTTGCAGGGCGCAGTTCAGTATCTACATCCATGACTATCTCGCCAATACCTGTCCCAAAGACAGCAGCGTTGATAAGACATTCACCGACTTGCTGGCGTATCTTGTGCTTACGAAAATCCTCGTTCAGCTTCGCCCGTATATAGGCAACATCATTCGGGTCTTGGTCACGAATATCATCACGGATATTAAAAAATGCACCCCGCCCGAAAGTGGCTTCCTCGATTTCTGCAACACTGGACTCAACCGCCTGTTGCAAGGCAGGGCTTATAATCTCCGAGCGTTCACTGACCCTTGTTCTGGTTTCAGGATTAAAATAACCACGCCACAGGTCATAGTATTCTTCAAACTTTTCCTGATAATTCGATTGATAATGCTCACGCCATTTATCAGCCTTACCGATAACCCACGTTTCAACAGAATCACCCGTATAAACACTATCGTCGAATAAATTGTCCATCTTAGTATCCCGCTACAGAATCTAACAGTTCATGTTCATCTACTTCAAAGTCAGCCTGATAGGAGACTTTTTGAAGCTGGTCTATATATGCTAATGCGTCTACCGTATCGTCGTGGGTAAGAATATCAGGAAACTGGAAAAGTTCATCAAGAAAAGTCTCACTCCAATCACCTTCGTTGAGTTTTATTATCCCGTTCTCGAACCTTCCCTGTAATGCCCACATAACCCGATCTGTCTTAGACTTGTTGCCGTGGGTTAATTCTTCAATCCTGAAGTAACGGTTATATTGTCTCATTAAGTCAGTTAAAGGGCTAATCACCGCCTGACGGGCTATACCTTTTTCTATGCCTACCGAGGCTGGTTCATAGTCATTGACTATCTGAAATATCTTTACCGCTGTATCGTTTAAACTCCAGCGTCCATGAATGATCTCTTTAATCCACCAACCATACTCCCCGACTTTAACGATTGCTATAGCGGTATTATCGAGTTTCTTGTTTTTGCTTTTGTTCTTTCCTGCTTCTTCAAAACCGGCAAGGTCAATGGCTACATGATAATCCCCACTCTTGGGTTCTTTCTTGTCAGTAATTATCCATTCTTCCTTGAACATCTCACTGCCCCTAGCTTCAAAGCTCGCCATAAATTCCTGACGAAACGCATAGCTGGACATCGACCTCTTGGCTGAATCTATTTCCTCTTTTGCCAGAAGGTTATTATCGTAACTCGTATAATGCCACGCCTTGTAACCTTCACTGCTTTCTTCCTGGGCCTGTTGATAGAGTTCGTAGAAATGATTACGTCCAATCGGTGTACCGATAAACAGACACGCTCCCCGTAAGTCGGTTAATGCAGGGCGTAATATTGTCTCCCACACTTCAGGTTTCATATCGGCATATTCATCAAGCACAAGGAAAAACAGACTTATTCCACGCATTGTCTCAGGCCGGTCAGCCCCTTTAAGACTGATAATACTGCCGTTAATCAGCGTCATCTGCATATTGTTTACATGGCTTGATTTAATAACACTGCTGCCTATATCGAGCAGGGAATTCCACATGATGTCCCTTGCCTGACCTTGGGTGGGGGCAACATAGAACACCTGACCTTTATCGGTCTTGAGGGCGTTGACAATGAGAAGATAGGCGGCCAAACGGGACTTGCCGGTTCTGCGACCAGCGGCCACCACTTTAAAACGGGACGGATCGTTCCAGACTTCCTGTTGCCAAGGCAATAAGGAAATGTCTAGATTCATTTACGCTTTCGGGCTTTCTTTCTCTTCTGCGTCATAGTAACAGGCTGACCTGTCATACGGGCATACGTCTTAGCTGCTGCCCTGCCTTTCTTCGTATAGGAAAAATGTTTATCACCAACTTTCGGCATATCTTCATCCTCGGTTAATTTGGCCTTGATTTCAGCTTTAGCTACTTCAGCTACTATACTCTCCGGTTTTGACCATCTCCGCAACCTCAACAGCCCTTTGACCCACCTGATTAGCCCAAAGAGAGTCCAGAAATTCTTCTGCGCTTTCGTCATAACGTCCCGCCTCCAAATGTCCTAACGCCAGTTTAAACTTCTTCAAGCGAGGCAAGCCAAGATTAAAACATAAATTCAATAAGGCATCTTTCCTCACTTCATCCAAATCATCATAAAACCCAAATGCTTCACTACATTCCTGCTCTATACGCGCTATATCATTTCCCAGTAAATAGGCTATCTCGTCATCCGACAATCCAAGCCCGTTTTCGGGATTTATATTTCGTCCCACGCCAATAGTCCATATGCCCTCCGTATCCTGGTAAGCCCTTGATCTTTTCCCTTCATGCTTTACCAAAAGGTCTAAAAGTCTAATTCTCAATAGTCTCACCTTCTACAACATCTTCCTTGGTATCCAGACCAGAGATCGTAATGTTCACCGT